ACTGGGGGGTTCCCTCCGCTGAAGTGCCGCGCTGGGTATATTCAACCTTACCTTGAGGGGTGTACTGGTTGATCATGTTCAGCTCGGACTGAGCAACGGCAGCCTCTTTATTGGCGGTCGCCTGCGCCGCAGCGGTCGCGGCGGGGTCAGGAGCCGGGGGCGGGCTGTACCCACCTCCGCCGCCCTTGCCATGCGAGGCCGCGCCAAACAGCGAGAACTTTTCGCGGATCATCCAAGCCATTTGCATTCGCTCCTCTGCATCCCGTAAGAAACCGCAGTCACACCCGGCGCGAGGCCATTAGGGTGGATGCCCTCCAAGACAAAGCCTAAGCCCTCATCGAGCCGCCGTGCCCTGGTGTTGTTTTCTGCCGTGATGGTGGTCAGACGAACGCAACCAAGTTGCACAAAGGGGTAATGGAAGATGCCCCTGATTACACCGCGCCGTGCCCACCTCGGGCTATCGGCTGCAAACGATATTTCTATATCATGCCCTCGGTACCTGTCAAATACCGCCACGGCGATGATTTCCCCGTCCTCAACACCGATTGCCGCCGCGCTTCCCTCGATATTGAGCAACGGCATCCTTTGCTTTGCCCACGCCAGCAACTCGTGTTGACGGTCGCAGACGAGGCGCATCATCGCCGGTCATATCCCTGCAAGAGCGCATTGACGATTGGCCCGAGATTGGCGCGCGAGGCCAGCAAGTCCGCTTCATCGGCCCTCGCGGGGTCGAAGGCTGCGAAGCGGGAGCGGATGCGGGATGGGTCAAATACGACGTGAAGATCAGCCGGAAGACTTGCGCTCGGGGTGTGGTACATCCCCGCCGGCCCCCGATCTACCACATCACGGAAAACTGCCCCTTCATATCCGCTTTTTCTCGCCCATCGTGACAGGTCATCTGTGCTTGAGTAGTCATCTGAATACTTTAATTCATCAGGAAACATTCTGCCTAGTGATGTATTTCTTGCCTTTACCTTGACTGCACTTTGACTACCGGATGGATCCCCATAAAGTTCAGCCAGGAGGTTCAAATCGTCCTGCGTTATCATCGGAGCAGAGATTTCCGGTGACTTTACCCTCGTTGATTTTCCGAGCCTGTTCCAATTTTCCCCCTTTGCGGCGAACTCAACAGGGGCATCTTCCCGGATCAACAGAGGCATAACTTGAGGGTTGATGCCGGTTGCATAAGTCGAAGCCACATCAGGAGATGACGATATAAACGCCCCAGTTCCCGCAGACTTTCCTTTTGATGCAAGGGTGTCAAACGCCTTAAAATCGTCACCTGTTCCGTGGTATCCCTCTATGATATATCCCATCGCTGATGCCCGTTCCGCAGCGGTGTTATTAGGACCAAGGCCAAGCCCACCCTGATTAATTGGCTTCGCCGCGTTCGCCTGGGCAATCCTCATTGCCTCGTCCATCGGCAGCGCCCGCGCCACGTCCGCAGCAACCTTCCCGCCCGCGCCGGACTTCGCGGCAACGCTTGCACCTTTGACTGGGGTCATGGCCGAGCCGAACAATTCCAGCAAACGCATGGTGTCCGGCTCACGCTCAAGCCCAACCTGCGTAAAGTCAGGCTGGCCCGATGCGTCCGGCATGACATACCCGGCATCGGTCAGTATTGCCCCAGGCATAACCCGGACGCCGGATAACGCAGCGTCCATGTTTTCGATGCCCTCGTTTGACCGGGCGGCAAGCGAATCCGCCAGGGCGGACATGCCGCGCTTGATGCCGGAAGCCGAGCGGGTCAGGTAGTTGTCCCCGGCGAGGTATCGCGCCAAATCGCTCATAGGATACCCCCCGCCGTGAAACTGAAATTCGTGGTGATCCAAGCCGGGCGGGCGGACGTGGTGGAAACCCGCACCCGGAGCGAAAGCGCCTTGCCGATGCCCCGAACGCCCCGCCAGCCCTTATAAATCTGGGTCAGGGTGCCCCACGTCCCGATACCCCATTTCGAGATGCCCCACCGGGCGGAAGACGAAGGGGAGGGAGTGGATACGCCGGTCGGGGCCTTGATCTGATAGTCCACATTGAGATCGAGCGCCGCATTCGGATTGCCGACGCTGTCAAACACCGGCTCAACCAGATTGCACCGCTTGAGGTTCGGGGAACCAAAGTCGGAAAACGCCTGGAGGCAATCTCCTTCAATGGCCGTTCCGTTGTCGCTGGTCCCTGTGTCCGCCTTGACCACCCGCCCGTCCGACGTGCCGAAATAGAGCCCGTCGTTGAGCAGGCCCCAACACAAGGCGTTCATGCCTTTGAACCGGCATGGAGCGCCCGTGAGGGTGTTGAAGACGTACTGGTGGGAGACGGTAGCCGACTGGGGGACATTGACGAGCATCATCGTCCCGAGCGGGTAGATAATCGGTTGCCACCCAAACAGGCCGCCATATGAACGAACCGCGTCGTTCACCGCCTTGTTGATCTGGGAGGAAAGCGCCACCCTCTCGGCCTCGGCGCGGTCGGTAACGAGGATCGATGCCGCGTTCACAAAGCCGTCCTGGGTGATGATGATCAGGTCGCCGCCGCCCTTGATGATGCATCGCCGCCCGATTGGCTTGCCGATGCGGAACACGCCGGTCAGAGCCCAATTCGCCGCCGTTGACGGGTCGGTTCCCTGGTAGATGATGGCCTCGCCCTCGGACGTGATGAACACAGCCACGTCGTCTGGGCCGTCTCCCGCGTCACGGGTCCAAGTCCCCATCGCCATGATGTAGCCGCCGAGCTTTGCCACACCGGCCAGGCTGAACGCAGTCGCCGTGCCGCCGATGGAGTTGACCGGCAGATACCACGCCTGAAGGCTGTCCTTCTCCCCGATCCAAAGCCGTCGTTGGTGGAGGTTGCACCAAATCAGGTTGGTCGCAGTCGGGCCGGTGATGGCCGGGGTTGTCGCCCAAGCCGAGCCGTTATAATTGATGGGGGCGTCCGCGCCATTGACGGCAAAGAGGAACTGCCCGCCCGCAGTCCCGATCTGCAACTGCTGCCATCTTGCATTTGTCTTGCCGGTGGCGACGGCAGCGCCCACCGTGCCCGCCGAGGTCACGTCGTAGATGTTCCCGCCGTTGGCCGCAAACAGGCTTCCCGAGCCTGTCAGGGGGGCATATTCAAACAGCGTCTCGACATTGCCACTCATGCCGGTAACGTGATCAGAGCTGCCCCGCCGCAGCGTTACGCGGTCGGTTCCGGGGAACCAGTTATCCATGATGACGGCGTTCTTCTCGGGCATTTCGGCAATGGCCGCCCGCGTGTCCCACCCGCCAACCGGGGCGGGGATCGTCTTCGGGCGGGCCGGGGCGGTTGCCATCATCACACCTACGCGTTATTGGCGGGGGTGCCGTCAAAGTGACGGGTGGTCCGACCGAAGATATCGGCGGCGATCATCACGCCAGCCGTGGGCTGGTCGTTGTCGATCATCATTTTGAGACGGTCACGGTAGGCCAGTTCGATGCGCTGCGACGGCAGGCCCTCGCCGTTGAGGTATTCGAAGGCCACGCCGAGGGTCAGAAGCTCCTCGTCAATCAGGCTGGTGTCGGTATCGACGGAAAACGCGGTCTTGTAGGTGGTGCCGTCCGTAGCCAGCACCCACTTGCCCGAGACGTATTCGAACGCCAGGGATTCGCCGCCAGAGAACACGGGGATGACGGAAACCACGCCTCCCCGATAAATGAACTTGCGGATCGTCCCGCTGTAGGACGACGCCTTGAGGCCGCTCCACTCGGTGGACGTGATCGGGCCGGACAGAAGCGCGGTCGCGGATCTATCCCAGAAGGTTTCGGGGACGAAGCGGTCAAAGTCGGCTGGAATGATGCCGGTCTGGGTTTCCCCGGAAATGGCGGTGAAGGTCTGTTCCTTCCGAAGCGCCTGCCAGGGGACCGCCTTCATCAGGCTGTTCCCGACCTTATTGGCATAGCGGAGAAGCTTCTGAGCAATGGGGTCGGTGTTGCCCGCCACGGTAGCCGGCTGGGGGATGCCGATTTCGTCGGCTGCGTCCCTCGATAAGCTGAGAAGCGTCATTCCATCTATCCCCGAGACGCGCCGTCATCACGACGGGGCAAGAGTGCCGAAATATTAACCCACCATCTCCCGCGTGTAAAGGAAACGGCGGGCCGGAACTTTCCAACCCGCCACCGGTGCGCAAGTCACATCAGCACTTGCGCCCGCCCTTGCCTTTCTTCGGAGCCATCTAAACCTCCTTTTCGTAAAACATGATGGCGGTGGCAATGTCCTGGCCCGCTCCGCCTTTGTTCTGAACCGCCAGGAGGTAAGTTGTGGCTTCGTCCAAAATCCATTCAGCATCAAGCCCTGATCCGCCTCCGAGAGGATTATGCCTTCCTCCGCCTCCAAGCAGTCCGTCTTGCGGAAGAAGCGTACCCGCGTCAGAAACCGTCACATCACGTTTCACAACGATGGACGCGGTATTCGCGCTCTTGCGGTTCTTGTTCGCCGGAACGATGGCCGTGCCGTTGGATACGGTCGCGCCCTCGTACAAGTCAATGTAGGCTTTCCCTGTGGCGGCCACCTCGTAAGTCATATGCGCGACATATCCCGCAGGGACGATGATTGCGATGTAAAGCGTTGCATTGTCCGCCTGCCCCGTCCATCGGTGGCCAGCCGAATACATCGCCCCTAGGTGGATCTGCTCGTGGCTCACGTCGATGACGTGAAGCGCCCCGACATATGGGTCAACGGTCGCCTTGGTCGTTCC